CAAAACAGAACAGTTTTTGTAGAAAGACGACCCACTACTGCAGAAAGAACTGTATATGCAACTGAGGATTAAACATGAGCTTTCGTTGGCCTAATAAAGACCCTGATGAACAACTAGACTACAGCATTGACTGGTCTAGGTTTTTAGGTAATAGCATTACCATTACAGGTGTCCAATGGTCTGTAGATGCTGCTGATGGCACAAAGACAACTATTGCAGGTGGAGCTACAGTAAACGGTATACAAAACGTATCACAAAGTCACACTAATACAGTAGCTACAATTAATATTGGATCTGGAACTAATAACGTAGAGTATAAATTCTACTGTAGAATTACAGACAGTTCAGGTAGTCAAGCAGAACGTGTAGTTAAACTACGAGTAAAGGAACGCTAGATGGCATATGATTATTTAGGTTTAGTAAATGATGTCAACAGACGTTTAAACGAAGTGGAGCTTACTGCAGATAACTTTGCATCTGCTATTGGTTTTTATTCTGCCACTAAAGAAAGTGTAAACTCTTCAATTCGTTTTATCAATCAAGAACAGTTTGAGTGGCCCTACAATCATGTAGAGCAAGAAGATACTCTTACTCCTGGTGAAGTACGTTATGCTTATCCTGCAGATGCTAAGACAATTGACTTTGATAGTTTCCGTATAAAAAGAAATGCTACTTTTAATAATACTACCCAAAGATTAACTACCCTTTCCTATGAAGAGTACCTTGACAAGTTTATTGACCTTGAATATAATTCCGACGAAACCGTTAGAACTTTACCTAACCGTATTTTTAGAACTCCAAGTCAGGAATATGGTGTAGTACCTTCTCCCGATAAAGCTTATGAGTTAGTGTATGAGTATTATAGATTACCTGTAGATTTAATTAGTGCAACAGATGTACCTACAGTACCTGAACAGTTTAGGCATGTAATTGTAGATGGTGCTATGTACTATGCCTACTTGTTTAGGGGTAATTCTCAAGATGCTACTATAGTTTACCAAAAGTATATTGAGGGTATAAAGAACATGAAAACTCTTTACATCAATAGGTATGATTACTTAAGGAGCACTGTTATAACTTCAAATAGTAAATTAGTGAGAGCTTTATAATATGCCCACTGCTTGGCAGACATTTCCAGTAGAATTTCGTGGGGGTCTGATTACTAATGTCAGTCCACTGCAGCAGGGTATTAATGCTGTAGGATCTGCGAGAGAGCTACGTAACTTTGAGCCATCTATTGAAGGTGGCTACAGACGTATACAAGGTTACACAAAGTATAACTCTACTGCTGTACCCTCCTATGGTGCAACTAAAGTACAAGGTGGTAGTCAGTCTGGTACTACCCTAAACATGGCTAGTATCTTTGTTACTGCTGCAGTAGGTGATAAGTTTACTATAGCAGGAGATGCTACAGAGTATACTATATCTAATATTGCAGTTGGATCATCTGGCTATAACGACACGAATAAAACACTTACTGCTACGATTACACCTGCCCTTGCAGCTACACCAGCAGATCAAGCAGCTATTACTTTTGTAAATAATACTAATTTAATTCAAGGTGTAGGATATTTTAACTCAGAAGTATTTGCTTATCGTGATGGTGCTATTTGGAGTAATGACACAGCGGGTGCATGGTCACAAATTAATGTACCTAACTACGGAACTGTTTTAGTAAATGGTGGAAGTCAGACAGGTGGTACAGTTGCTATAGATGGTTTAACGGGTGTACCGTATATTGGAGACACCTTTACTATTGCTGGCGTTGCTAAAGTGTACACAGTTACAGCAGAGCCTACAGTTACTAGCGGTGGAGCTACAGTAAGCATTGCACCTGATTTAGCAAGTAGCCCTGCAGATGATGCAGCTATTACTTTCCTAGCTACAGATAGAGGCAGTAATAATAAGCTACGGTATAGCCGTTACAATATTACTGGTACACCTACTATTATGTTTGTAGATGGTGCTAACTACCCAGCTAAATATGATGGTACAACTTTTACTACACTTAATGAAGCGCCTACAGATTTAATTGCGGCACAGTTTGTAGTAAATTTTAAGAATCAACTATTTTTTGCTAAAGACAATTTAATAGTATTTAGTGCACCTTATACAGATAATGATTTTACTGCTGCTGCAGGTGCAGGTACAATTAATGTTGGAGAAGATCTAACAGGACTTATTGTTTATCGTGATCAGCTTATTATCTTTACTCGCCGCAGAGTATTTAGATTAACTGGTGACACTATTGCAAACTTTGTGCTTGCACCTATTACACTAGACATTGGTTGTGTTAGTGAAGACACTATTCAGGAAATAGGTGGTGACGTAATGTTTATGGCACCTGATGGCCTTAGACTACTAAGTGCTACAGATCGTATTGGTGACTTTGGACTATCTACTGCATCTAAACCAATCCAAGATGTAATGACTAGCTTTACTTCTGGAAATACAAGTTTTGCTTCTTGTGTTATTCGTGGCAAAAGTCAGTATAGAGTTTTTGGGTATGCAGCTAGTGTTTCTAAAACATCTGCTAGTGGTATCTTAGGTACACAGTTTGCTGATCAATCTGCTCAAGGAATGGCATGGGCACGACTACGTGGAATTAAGGCTTATGTAGTTGACAGCTACTATGACGATAATATTAAAGAGCTTGTATCTTTTGCATTTAATGATGGCATAGTGTATCAAATGGAACAAGGTAGCTCTTTTGATGGTGATAATATTAGAGCTACTTTTAGTACTCCACACTTTGTAATTAATGATCCAAGAATACGTAAGACATTGTATAAGTTGACTACTTACGTAGATCCACGAGGGTCTGTAACTGGTCAGGCAGCAGTAAAGTTAGACTTTGACCAACCTAATTCAATTGAACCACCACCAGTTACTTTTAGTAATGGTGCAACATCGACAGCATCTTTTTATGGAGATGCATCATTTGGAACAGCTACCTTTGGCGGTAAATTAGTAAATGTATTTACCAATCAAGTAGTAGGCGCAGGAAAATCTGTCTCATTACAGTACGTATTTGACAGCACAGATCCAGAGTTTTCGCTGGATGCTTTAGCATTAGAATTTGCTACTAACGACAGACAATAAGGAACAAAGAAATGGGAACAGGTTATATACGTAACGATACAGGCGATAACATTGCAGATGGTAACGTTATTAACGCATCAGATCTTGACGGTGAATTTGACGCACTGCAATCTGCCTTTGATAATAGTACAGGACATACACATGATGGCACTGCTGCAGAAGGTGCGCCCATTGAAAAGGTAGGACCAAACCAAGAGGTTGTTGTAACAGCTACTGTGTTACGTCCTGCTGCTAATAATACTATTGATCTTGGTGTGGCAACTAGCAATGAGTTTAAAGACTTGTACATTGATGGTACAGCCTATCTTGACTCTGTTGATATTGATGGTGGTACTATTGACGGTCTGTCTGTCCTTACAGTAGATAACCTGTCACTCGACGGTAATACAATTACTTCTACCAATACAAATGGTAATTTAAATCTTCGTGCCAATGGCACTGGTATTATTTCTGTAGGTGATACAGATGTAAACTTTGGTGATAGTGATAAAGCTACTTTTGGTGACGGGTCTGACCTACAGATTTATCATGATGGGTCTAATAGTTACATTCGTGAAAACAGTACAGGTGATCTACTCATACAGGCATCTAACATTCAGTTAGAAGACCCTGATGGTAATAACTATCTGCGTGGTGTAGATGGCGGCATTTTGCAACTTTATCACAACGGTACAGAAGTTATGCAAACTGCTTCTACAGGTATCTCTGTAACTGGTGACGTACAAGCATCTGATGATTTAATCTTAGCTAGTGATAGTTCAAAGATTACTTTTGGTGCTGATGGCGATGTTGAATTAGAGCACATACATAACTTTGGGCTTACTTTAAAAACTACGGGCACTGGTGATAATGCTTTTCCAGAGTTTGTATTACAATCTAATGAAGATACTATTATTGATGGTGAAGTAATTGGTCGTATTGATTTCGACACTAACTCTACTGCTGGTGGTGTGTCTGTGGGTGCTCAGGCCCGTATTACGGTTGATGCTACGGACACGTATTCTAGTACTGTAGCTGGTTCTAGGATGGAATTTTACACTACCGAATCAGGTGGTGCTCTAACTAAGGCAATGGTAATTGATCCAGATCAAAGTATTAGATTTACTGGTGGTACTGACGTTAAACTAGATGCAACTAACGACACACTAGACTTCCCAGATAACTTTAAAATTATGATGGGTGCGGGTGATGATCTACAGATTTACCATGATGGGTCGCACAGTTATGTAACAGATCAAGGTACAGGTCGTTTATACTTGCAAGGCACGTCAAACGTAACGTTTACGAATGCAGACGGTACTGCTGAGTATGCAAACTTTGCTAACGGCGGTGCTGCTTCTTTTCGATATAATAATGGTGTTAAACTCGCCACCACTAGCACAGGTGTAAGTATCACAGGTGGTTTTGATGCCACCGATGGATCTACTATTACTGTAGACGATAACTCTGTTGCTTTAGAACTTATTTGTACAG